ATAGCCGTACGCGGGGCTATAGTCAATAGCGTACGGCTCCCATCCGTACGCTATTGTGAGGTAGACCTGCACCGTGCGCAGCGAACGCGTTTCTTGTCTTGTTAGGGCGAGAGCAACGGGATGGCTGGCATTGGCACAAGGACTTAGCTTGCGCTCATCAACTTCCTCCCAATCCACTCCGCGACCTGCGTAACAACGGCGTTTCCGGCACCGAAAGCCTCTGCAAGGTTGGCCGCATCCAGTCCGAGGCAAACCCCATCATCATCAGACGTTCGCTGCCGCTCAACCATCTGATCCCATCCGTTCGCGTGAGCGACGAGAGTGGTACAGCCCAGAGAGATCTGGGAGCCGGCCTTGCTGGCCAATAAAGTATTGGCAGCCCAGGTATCCGCGGGGCGTGGCCACTGGATCGATTGAGACGCTGGAGGTATTGCGTCCACTGGCGCGGCGTCAGCCAGGAACTCGAAGGGGGGCATTTGTCGATAACCTGCGACCAGGAATATTCGACGACGTTGCTGGGGGACTCCGAAATATTGAGCATTAAGCACTCGCCAAAATCCCACATACCCGCAGTCCGCAAGGGCCCGGACGACTGTTTCAAAGTCTTGGCTATCGTTGACAGCGAGCAGGTTAACGACGTTCTCAAGGACCACCCAGCGAGGTTGAGTTTCTTTGAGGATTCGTATGACTTCCCAAAACAGGCCGCTGCGTTCACCGCGTAGTCCGCGAGTGGCTCGGTTACTTTCTCGGGCTCCGGCGATGCTGATGTCCTGGCACGGGAAACCGGCGGTGATGACATCGACGGAGGACAGGTTATGCGCGCCGCAATCACGCACGTCCTCAAATTGGCGTGCATGGGGAAATCGATCGGCAAGCACAGCCCGGTTGATGGGGTTGAGCTCAACTTGCCAGGCACTGCGGTAACCGGCGTTTTCAAATCCGACATCAAAGCCTCCTATGCCTGCGAACAGGCTTCCAATGGTGGGTTGCTGCATTCATGAACTCGTTGTTCTGGATGCTCGCGGCACGCTGGGGGGAGGCTCGGGGCCTTCAAGTGGTTGAGTGTCCGGCAACGCGGGCACTTGATCTGTAATTCAATGAAGCCGCTGGAGGCGGCGAGTTTGCGGCGGCAGCTGCCGCATCGTATGTCCTGCATGAAATCGTCCTTGATGGTGCTCATGTTTTATCTGCCTGAATCCGTCTCAACTCCCGATCAACCACCCGTTTCGCCGCTTTCTCAGAGGCGTACAGCCATGACATCTGTTTCGGCTTACTTTGATCTCCAGCCATCACCGTCTTTTCCTTGCCAGTCTTCCTATCGCGGTAGTGGGCAATGACACCGGTAAAGCCCCCCTTATTCACATCGACCAGGCTCTCGACGCTGTCATCCGGTAGTTTGCTCTCCAGCGCCAGGCTGACGGTGTAGCCGTTGTCCGCGCTGAGGGTGTGCTGGACGTTCCCGCCGTACCAGATGATTTCATCGATCTCGTCCTTCACGCCCTGGAGGGTATAAGTCAGCTCGGGAATCAGATCCGACCGCCCCAGTGCCAGCGTGTAGCTGAGCGTCGCGCTACCCCGTTGCAGCCGGTTGAACTCGGCCCGGGCCGCGCGCAGGGCGGACTGTCGGTCGCTGTAGGTGTGGCGCAGGTCCTTGAGGTGTTCGCCGCCGCCGGCAATGGTTTCCTCTTTCTTGGCGCTGTTCACGTTATAGAAATAGGCGCGCACGCCGTCGTAGGTGTCGCGGTCGGCTTGCAGGTAACGGTGCTGGTCACCGTCGGCGCGGGTGAGGGTGATGTGCGGCAGCTCGGCGCCGCGGGCGGTCTTGCCACCGCCCGCCGGCAAGCACAGCAGGCAGCCGGCCTTGATGGTGACCACGGCATCGAACTCTTCACCGATACGGCTGATCAGGTTCGCGTCCGATTCGTTGGCTTGGTCGAGCTGTAGGATGGGCAAGCCGTGGAGGACGCTGGATATGGTTGCGCTCAGACCGTTGCCCAGGGCGATGTCGCCAAGGACGTCGCCGAGCGTGGTGTTGCTCCAGCTGCGTTCGCGTTTGGTCTTCAGGCTTTTACGAAAGTCCGCTGATCGAGCGCGAATGCTCAGTACATCCGGCGCTCCACTGTGTTCGGTTTCATCGACGGTGTAGGTGCCTTTGTCCATCAGACCGGTATCACTCCAGCCGAGCCAGAGCCGAATAATCGCGCCTTTGGGCGGAATCGCCAGCAGACCGTCGTGGTCGCTGAGGGTAATGGTCAATTGGTCGGCCTCGATCCCGCGGTTGTCCAGCAGATCGAGGCTGATCAGTCGAGGGATGATCGCCGGGGCTATGTCGTTGTCATCGACAGTGACGCGGATGACCGGGACTGGGTAAGCGGCGGCGCGCCGGTAACGCTCGGCGGCGTCATTCAGAAAACCAGTCACCCGTGAGAGCGCAGCATCAATCACAGCAAGCTCCTCATGATGCTGACGCCCACGCTTGTCCCGGCGCCAATCAGGTCAATGCGGTCGTCGTCGATCCGCTTGAGGCTGAGGCTGAATTCGATCCGGCGCGGTGTGCCGTCGCGAAAAAACACCGTCTTGGTTTCGTTCAAGCTCTCGATCACCCACAGGCCGTAGATGCGGCCGCTGCCTTCCACCATGGGCCACGCCTTGCCGGTGTTGGCCATTAGGCGCAAGGCATCCAGGCTGAGCGCGCTACCGGCCAGCTCCGGGAGGATGACGCCGGGGAGGGTGATGGCGTCTTCACCGCGCCCGACAAATTGCCGGGCCGGGGCTGCGCCGACGCGTGAATTGCTGACATGGCGCCATTCGGTCTGGCGTTGCAGTGTTTGATAAGCCGCAGTGGAAAGGCTGAAGACGAACATGCCCAGGGCAAGCATCATGGGGATTACTCCAGGTCGGCCAGGCGGCTGCGTTGGCGGGCATCTTTCTCGTATTGGACGCGGGTCAGTTCTGCTCGGACTGCGCGGCCAATCGCCAACGTGTCCATGCCCGGCGTGGAATGGATGGTGATTTCGTAGGTGTCGTGACTGTCGTAGGCCGGTCGCTGGGCAGGTTTGAGTGGTGCTCGGTTATCCACGGTCAATGAAGACGGACGGGTGTTCTGTGCGTGCGTGATGGCGCGGGTCGTGGCCATGAGTCGATTGCTGACATCGGCCATCGCACCGATAGGTTCATGCTGGCTGCGCTCCAGTCCTTGGGCGAGTCCCGCCATGGTGAAACCGCCCAGTTCGGCAAACACCCGCGACGGGCTCTGGATGCCGAGCTTTTCCTTGAACCAGCCAATGGTCGAATCGCTGATCTCGCCCATGACGTCTTTGAGTTTGCCGAAGCCTGCTTTCAGCCCGTTGACCAGACCGTCGATGATCATCCCGCCGAACTCGGTAAAGCGGCTGGGCAGTTCGATGCCCAGGTATTTCATCACTGCCGAGAAGGCACGGTAGAGCAATCCGATGGGGCTGAAGTTGGCCAGGGTCTTGAGGATGCCGCTCGTGCCGCCGTTGAACCCGGCTTTGATTTCCTTCCACGCGTCGGTGAAGTAAGCCTTCACCGCGTCCCAGTTTTGGTAGATCAGGTACGCCGCGCCGGCGATGGCGGTGATCGCTAACCCGATGGGGTTGAGCATCAATGCACGCCCGAGCATGAGCAGGGCTTTGCCAACGAAGGGCAGCACGAAACGACCGAGTTTCCACAACAGGCTGAGCAACCCGGGCAGTCGAAGGCCCATCAAGGCGAACATCAAGCGCAACGCCGCAAACGGCAGCAGGACGCTGGCCGCGGCCATCAACAACCCGCCGAGGGCGATGGCCAGGGCGGCGATGATGGCGATGGTTTTCACCAGTCCGGCGGCGAGGTTCGGGTTTTCGTTGGCCCAACTTTTGACGCCTCGAATGACCTCAGTGACGGACTGAATCAGCCCGCGCAACGGCCCATCCTGCTGGGTTTGAAGCTCGATGCCGAGGTCTTCCCAAGCACTGCTTAAAGTCTTCAAATCACCCTTGAGGTTGTCGGCCATGACGCTGGCTGTTTGCGACGCTTCGCCCTGGCTTTGACGCAGGTTCACGATCAACTTTTGCAGCTCACCGGTGCCTGCTTGCTCCACCAGTTGGGCCATGCCTTTGACCGCTTCTTCACCGGCGATGGCTTTGAACAGTCCACCTTTTGAGGCGGTGCCCAGGTCTTGGGTTTTGTCGTAGATCTCTTTGAGAATGTCCGGCAGGTTGCGCAAATTGCCGTGGGCGTCGGCGGTGGCGATCTTCAGTAGTTCCAAGGCTTTTTCCGCGGCCTTGGGCGGGGCGGCCAAGCGGTTCATGATGGAGCTGAGTGCGGTGCCGCCCATGCTGCCTTGCAGACCGGCATCACCCAGCTTGCCGGCCATGGCGGCGGCCACCTCCAGCTCGACTCCGTAGGTTTTCGCCATGGGCGCGGCGTACTTCATGGTGTCGCCGAGCATCTGCAGGTTGGTGTTGGAGCGCGTAAAGGTCCCTACCAACACATCACCCAGTTTGCCCATTTGGCCGGCGCTCATGCCGAGTCCGGACAGGATATTTGAAGCGATGTCGGCGGTCTGCGCCAGATCGGCGCCGCCAGCGGCCGCGAGGTCGAGCATCCCTGGTATCGCGGCTTTGATCGCTGCAGGATCGAAGCCGGCCATGCCCAGAAAGCCTTGAGCATCTGCCGCCTGTCCGGCGGTGAACTGGGTTTTGCCGCCCAGTTCGCGCGCCTGGTTGCGCAATGCCCCGAGCGCTTCAGCGTTTTTATCGAGCCGAGAGATCGCTTGCACTTTGCTCATGCTGGCGTCGAAGTCGATGCCTGGCGCGAGTAGCTTTGCGCCGGCATACAAGGTCGCGCTACCGCCAGCGGCGGCGGTGGCACCTTTGCCCGCCATGTCGCGGGCGAGGTTTTTGGATTGATCAAAAGTCGCGCGAGCTGCGGCCAGTCGTCGCTGTTGAGCACCGAGGGCCGCGAGACGTTTGGTTTGCTCGCTAATGCTGTGGTTGGTTGAGCGGACCTGGTCTCGCAATTGGCGCTCATGGTCGCCGAGGTTCTTGGTGCTGACGCCGGCAGCGTTCAATCGACCCCGCAGGTTCTGCAGCTGCTCGCTGTTGAGTTGATGCTGCTGCTTGAGTTTCTGCGCCTCATGCACCGCCGCGCGAAAGTCCTTGGACATGGCTTTAGTGGGCGCGCCCGTGGCCGAGAACTGCTGACTGAGTGCCTTGACCTTGTTACGTGCGGCACCGAGGGCTTGTTCGGTTTGCTCGGCGGCCGCGCGTTGTGTGCGCCAGGCGCTGATGTCTTTCTGTTGCGCGTTGAGGGCCTTGAGGTTGTCGCGCGCTTCTTTGAGCGCCCGGGCGGCGCCGATGCTGCCGTGGTTGATGGCCTTGAGTGGGCGTGTCGCCTTGTCGATGGCGCTCAGCAGCACCCGAAGTTTTAAGTCATTCGCCATCGGCGACACTCCGCACCCTGGCGCGTTCGCGCCACTCCATGAGTTCTTGCAGGCCCAGCTGATTCATATCAGCCGGTGCCCAGTGAAAGACCACCGCGAGGTCAGCCATGGCGTCCTCTACGCAACGAGGAAGGCGTCCGTCTTCGCCGATTTCTGCAACAAAAAACCGGAGATCTTGCTGCCACAGGCGAGCAGGTCGGCGGGGTCCATGCCGGCGGCTTCCGGCCCCGTGATGCCGGGGGTGGTGATGCGCGGCAGGATCTTCATCAGGGTGGCCACGTCCATGTTCAGCAACTCCACCAGGTGCATGCCGCGCAGTTCACCTGATGAGGGTTTGCGCAATGTGATGAAGTCGATGGTGGTTTTGCCGCGCTTGATGGGCGCGTCGAGGGTGACGGTGTTGTCGTCGGCGAGGGGTTGGATTTCAACGGTCTGCATAAAGTTTTCCAAGGGTTAGAGGCCAAGAGCGGCGCGTTGTTTTTCGAGCAGGTCGACGCCGTTGACCTTCTCGATGAAGTTGAGCAAGTCGATTTCGATGATGTCTTCGCTGTCGACGATGAGCTTGTAGTAGGAACAGGTGGTGGTGACGCTGTGTTCGGTGTCTTCGCCGGGCTCGTGATCACCCATTTCGATGGTTTCGTGGCGGCCACGCAGCACGACTTCCACGGCGCTGACGTCGCCGGTGTCGTCCTGCTGGAACGAGCCGGCGAACCGCAGCGCTATGCCTGATGCATTGACGGCGCCGAACTGGCGTAGGGAAATCAGATCCAGGCCACCGGTCTTCCATTCGAACTGAATGCCGTCGTCGGAGAAGCCCAGGTCAGCCTTGACCGGGCCGTTCATGCCGCCGCCGCGATAGGCTTCCATCTTGCGACCCAGGGGCGGCAGAACGACCGACTTCACGACGCCGACGTAGCTGTTGGCATCGTTGAACAGGTTGAGGTTTTTCAGTTTGCGCGGCATGGCCATGGCGCAGCTCTCCGGTTAGCGATTGATCTGGCTGGCGAAGTTGATGAGGTAGCGATCGGTGATGCGCTGGCGCAGGGTGAGGTCTTCTAGCGGCGGAACCGGGGTGTAGTCGTAATCGAGCCATAGCTTGCCGGCCTTGAGGGTGTCTTTGGTGTTGATGTCTTCGGGGTACCAGCAACTTCCCCCGATCAAATAACCGGCGGAGACCTTGCTGCGAAACTCGGCGTTGACGCCTTCGATCATGTCGCGCACAAGAGAGGCGTGCAGCGGTTTGTCCATGGCCCACATCTGCGTGCCCGCCATGGTGTCGGCCAGCACTTGCGCGGTGCGGGTGTAGCTCTCGAACGCAAACAGCGGATCGTCGCTGCAGGTGCGGCTGCCCCAGAAACGCATGCCGCCCTCGTTGATCAGCGTGGTGACTTCGTGGCCGTTGAGGTAGTTGGCGTCGGTGGCGGGGTTTTGCAGGTCCCAGAACACGTCGGCATTGATGCCGGTGACGCCGTTGACGGCGATGTTGGAGAGGGTTTTGTGCCAGCCGGTTTGCTGATCGATCTTGGCACGTAGACCGAGGGCGCGAGCGGTGGCGGTGGCGTTGACGGTTTTGTTGGTGACGGTGTCCCAGCTGAGGAAATCGGGCCAGATGACCATGACTTCCCGGGCGCCGAAATTCTTGCGATAGGCGACCGCTTCTTCCTTGGTGTTGCAGCCCCAGGCGCTGACGTAGCTGAAGGCCCGTAACTGTTGAGCGATGCCCGCGAGTGCGGTGGCGACAGGCAGGGTATCCAAGCCTGGGATACCGAGAATACGCGGCACCAGGCCGAGCCGTGATTTGGCGGCGAGCAGGGCTTTCATGCCGGTGTATTTGCCCAGTTCGGTGGTGGTGCCGATCAGGGCACTGGTGGTTTCGGCTTCGTCTTGGCCTTCTTTCACGCGCACCACGATGACGTAGGGTTTGGTCTGATCGGCGATGGCTTGGAGGCTGGCGGCGAGGGTGCCTTTGACACCGGCTTTGCCGATGGCGGTCTGGATGCTGGTGATCAGGACAGGGGTATCAAACGGGAAGACCGTCGCGTCGGCATCGTCGGCGGTGCACACCATGCCGATCACGGCGGTGGGAATGGTGCGGATCGGGCGTGAGCCATCGTTGAGTTCGATGACTCGCACGCCGTGTAGGTAGTCGGACATGGTGCGGCCTGTGCGGTGAGGGTTAAGTCAGTGCACAGGCTGCCGCGCGCAGGTCAATTCGTCGCGTGGTGAGGGTTGTAGGTGGTTTGAGTACAACGCATGTGTTTACCGGCGCTGCTGTTGTGGCTGTGTCGGCCACGCAATCAAGCTGGGGAATTGGTCCTGTTGCTCGATGCGGTTGAGCTCGACGCTGTAGCCCATCCAGTTCAGGAGGGATGCCTGTTCCTCGGGCGTGGCGGTTCCCAGTTTCTCCGCATACTGAAGGGGCGCGATGCGCAGTTGGGCGTCACGCTGCAAGTGATCGCGATGGTTCAGGACTTGAGCGCTTTGCGCGGCGCGTTGAGCGGACTGGTCGAGTGTCCATTGCCCGTCGATCCATTTGAAATGTTCGCCCGGCCACGGCTGAGTGGTCAGTTCCTCGGGCAGTTCTCCCAACTGTTGCCATGTCTGTTGCGTGCCGTCTGCGGTGCGAAAAGCGCTGCCTCGCAGGTCGAACATTTGTTGAACGGATCCATCAATCAAAGCCCAGGTTTTGCCTGAGTCGGGTGGTGTAAGTACCTTCGGGACTTGCACCGCGTTGCCGGGCAGTTGTGGACCGAAACCTGGGATAGCCGGGAAGGTGACCGGGCCAGAAAGGGCGCCCGCATCGTCAATCAGGTAGGTAATCATCAAGACCTCAAATCATTTTGATACGGCCGGGGTAGGCGATGTTGCGGGGGCGGGTTTCTGCGTAGCCGACCCGAGCGATGTAGGAAGGTGATGTGTTTCTTCCCACCACATAGGAATGCTGTCCGGTTCGGGGGAGATTTTCAGGCGTGAGCGTGTCGTGGCTACCCGTACCGGACCCATACGAGACGCCGTGAGTGTGGCGTTCGAAAGTGTCGGGGGACCATGAGCCCGCTACTCGCCCGATGACGTTCCACTCTCCAGCGCCATCTTGTTGTAGTGCATTGGAAACGACGATCTCATTGGCATTGATGGAAACGATGGTGGTGCCCCTCGGAACATCGCTGCCCTCCAGCGTCATGCCAATGGCTATGAGCGACCTTCCTCTGACGTCGGTAATAACGGCGCTACCGGATTTGGCGGCGCCCGAAATCGTCGATTTATCGACTTGTCGGCCTTCGTCCAATACCCGGAAAAATTCGCCTCGGGCTTCAGGTGCACGAAACGTCGATTTGTCATCGCCGCTGGTCCATCCGCCTTCCATGTGCCGCTGACGTTCCGGGTTGAGCATTCCCGATTGTTGGGCGTGATCCCATAGCCAAGGCCATTCAGTTCGTTTGAGCAGTTGTCCATTCAAGGCACCGTACCCGCCGGGACTGAATACGGTGGTGGTTTCGAAGACCGGGCGACCCAGCGGCGTGTTATCAAAGCGCCCAACCGGCCACCAACTCCCAGCCCCGTCGCTGCGCAGATGCCACCAATCGCCAGCACCCATAAGCACCAGAAAGGGATAGCCCGCCGGGTTCAAGTGCGTATGAAATCTCAGTGTGTCTTTGCCTTTCGTCTTGATGACCAGACGATTGCTGCTGTTGTCTTTACGGTGAACGATCACATCGCGCGTGCCCACGGTGGCATCGGCCGGCGGCAGCTGGATGTTCAAAGCCCCGGCGCTGGCGTCGATCAAGACGAAGCCCATTTCTGTGGGCTTTAACGCTCTGGATGACGACACGGTGGTGAAGGCTGCGCCTGCATTGACCGACCGATCCACGTAATCGCGTGTGGCCAGGACCACGGCCGGATCGATCTTGAGCTGAATGTTGGCGGTGCCGTTGGTGATGATGTGCATCCGCACCACCTGGTTTCGCCCCGTGCCCTGAGCCAGCAGCGGTTTGTAGCTGGGTGCGAGATTCGCCACCGCGGAAAACACACCGTCCTTATCCTCAAGGGCCAGCTCACGCATCCACCAGCCGCCGACTTCGGGCGGCAACACCACTTCGGCAATCAACACGTTCGGGTCAGTGGGGGAGACGCGCAGTTGATTGAGCGGCGCGCGGTACACCTGATTGAGCAACCGAGTCTGTGACGGATCCGGCACGGGGTCGCTGCCATTGGCATCACCGATCAGCATGTAACTCGGCTCCCAGGGGATGCCGAGGGCGTCGCAGTTGGTTTTCTTGGCGGCTCCGAGGGTGGTGAGCATGCCGCCGAAAAGGGTGTTCTTATCAACCATGGAGGTACACGTCCAGTTCGTCGAGGGTGTAAATGCGGGTGCCGCCATAGCCCTGAATGAACACGTCGATGTCCGGGTTGACCCACGGATAGACGTCGATTTCGTCGCCGTCATCGATGGCAATTGCCGCATGGGAGTCGACGCGAGTTTCCAGAATGATGTCGAGGCTGATCAGATGGCGGGTGAGGGGCTTGGCGTCGTCGATGAGCCAGATCAGTTCCTGGTACATCTGATCGGTGATGCCGGTTTCGGACACGCTGATGTTCAGGGCAAAGGTCGCGCGAGGGCCGAACGGGATCGTCTGCCACCACTCCACGACTTCGATCACAAAGCCCAGTGGTTCGACGATGCGGCGTAGTGAGCCGAGAGTGCCTTTGCGGGAGTGGATGTAGTACGCGGATCGGATGGCTGAGCGCTTGGCTGATTCGGGCCATTGGCTGTCCCAGCGGTCTACCGAGAAGGCCCAGGCCAGGTAGGGCAGCAAGGGCAACGGGCAGTCGTCTGGGTTATAGAGCTGGCGCAGCGGGATGGGGACGCGCTGGATCTGAGCCAGGGCTTGGGCGGCTTGATGTTCCAGCGGTGTGGCGTTGCGCGGGAGCAGAGACAGGTCAGTCATCATCAAGCCCCAATGACAGGTCAATGTCGGTGCAGTAGGGCGCCTGGTAAGGAGTGGCGACAATGTCGTCCCAGTCTTCCAGCACTACCTTGCGCACGCCCTCGACGTGCAGCGAGGCGTGGAGGATGGATTCGGAAACCTCCAGGCCCAATCGACGGCGTTGGTGCACAAATTTCAGTAGCCGTTCCTTGGCCGCTTTCAGGATCAGCTCTGATTCAGGGCCCGATGTCAGAAGGTAAAGCTCGGCGCTGATCTGATAGTTGATGATCTGCGCGCTCTGCACTGTCAGGCGATCCCCTAACGGGCGGCGGTCATCGTCGCTGAGGTAGGCTTTAACGGTGGCCAGCAGATCCGCTGAAGCGTGGCCATTGCCCAATGCCGATTGCACGGTGATGACAGCTTCCGCGGGTTTTGGGCTTTCTGCGGTGGCGTCGGCAACGCGACCGTCGGCGGAACGTGCGTGGAAGATGTAGCTGTTGCGCGGGCCTGCTGTGCTGAGACCTTCCCAAGCCATTTGGGCGCGTTCGCGCAGGCTGTCGTCGCTTTCCATCAGTTTTGGCAGCGGCGGTAAGGATGCGGGATTGGCGACCTGAATGACCAACCGCTTGACGTTGTAGTTGGCGGCCAGGTTCTCCAGATCGGCGCCCTTGGCCAGGGCGAGCATGTTGGCGACCGATGCCTCATTGACCCGCTGGCGCCAGATCATTTCGCGGTAGGCGTTCTCTTCGAGAAGTTTGGTCAGTGGCTCCGATTGCATGCTGAGGCGTGTGGCGATTTCCTTTTGTTCGTCGGCTGGCCAGAGGCTGATGGCGTACGCCTTGCGCTCGGTGAGGATCTGCTCGTAATCGATTTGTTCGACGACATGCGGTGCCGGGAGCTGGCTTAGGTCGATGGCGACGAAGGTATTCATGCGCTGCCCCCCAGCTGCAGAGGAACGCTTAGGCTCAACGGCTCGTTGGTATCGACGATGCTGCCGTTAAGCTCCAGGGTTGATTGGCCTGCCAACGTGGCGCCGAACATCTGCACGCGGCTGAGGCTGATGCGTGGCTCCCAACGCATCAGGGCCATGACGGTGGCGGCGTAAGCCTGCACGCGGGTGAATTCGTTGAATGGTTGATCTACTAGCTCGGGCAGCAAGCTGCCGTACTCGCGGCGCATGATTCGGGTACCGAGGCGGGTGGTCAGGATGTCGGTGATGGACTGGGTGATGTGTTCGACCAAGTCGATGGCGGCGCCGGTTTCTCGGTTCATTGCGGCTGGCCTGTGATGCCGCTGCCAGATATGACGCCGCCGTGGGGGTGTTTGACCAGGCTGATGTTGGCTGCGACTACGTCCACCGAGGCGGTGATTTTGCCTGTGATGGTTTGGTTGCCAGTTTGGGTGTAGTCGCCCTCATGGGTGATTGGGCCGACGATGTGGATGCCGCCTTGGCTGATTAGATTCGTGGTGCCATCCTTGGGTAGAGTGGCGTTTAGGTGGTGACTGATGCTGTCGTATTCGATGACAGTGCCGTCGCGGTAAGTGCGGCGGTGCAGGCCTTCGCGATCACCGTTGGCAGGGAGGTGATCGCTGAATAGGCCTGTGAGGACGATGCCATTGCCGAGCTGGCCGGAGGGGCTGAACAGGATGACCTGTTCGTTGACTGTCGGTGGGTTCCACTCGCGGTCGACACCGGCTCGTGGGGCTATCCAAGGAAGCCAGCCAGTAGTGAGTGCGCCGGTTTTGACTCGCACGCGTGGGGGCTTCATCTGCACGGCAGCGATGATTCCGAAGCGGATGAGATTTTCAATGAGGCGGGCGAGGGTGGCATAGTCGTTCATGGTCGTGATAGTGGAGTACTACACGAATGGACAGAAGTATTGTTAGTTTGTAAAGCGTGGCATTACAAACATCGGCCTATGAAATGGAGTTTACATGCTAAAACATGTGATTGAACTAAAGTTTGATACTGCTGGAGCGCTACTGAATGAGTTATTGCCATGGTCCAGTAGCTTAGTGTTGAGTGATTATATTTTTCGTGGTAACCCAGATGCGAATTTTCTACTTTTACCAACCTCTGTTCGTGCAGACGAGCCTACCAAGCTAGGAAAGTTTCATCGGGTCGGATTACAAGTTGATAATGTGGTAATGGATGATGAATACTCCTTGGCGGTTGCTGAATACCAGCTTTTAAGAGAGTTTTATCGAAGAGCGGATGAGCGCGGATTGCATGTGCCAAAATCTGACATGTTGCGTGAGAGGTTGCATCAACAACATGATACTGAAATGCATTTAAAATGGATAAGTGGGGAAAAATGGTTGCCGGTCGATATGTTGGAGTCCGCCGCCTTAGCTCAGCATTATGGAATTCCTACACGTTTGTTAGATTGGACTTACGACCCCTTTGTTGCTGCTTTCTTTTCCTCTAGACCCGGAGGGGGAGATTGTGGCGATCTTTGTATATGGGCGTTGAATACCAGGCTCATGGGGGCTGTCATAAGCCTCGATGAAAATTTTCCTCTAACAATGGTTACGCCCCACTACAGCGGCAATCCAAACCTTGCAGCTCAGAAAGGCTTGTTTACTCATTGGGCTACTAATCTCCCTAGTTTTCTGGAGGCGACCAGTCAAGCGGTCGGTTCAATAGCGCCTGTTGTAGATAGACGCCCATTAGATAAACTTGTAGGGGATTATTTTTCCGAGGCGGCATTTGAAGTACCTAATCCAGTTTTTGTTAAAATGGTTCTTCCGAGAACCCAGGTTCGAGACTTGGCCCGCCACTTGCGCGCATTTGGTTATGGGCCGGCCAGACTTTTTCCTGGGTACGGGGGAATCTTTGAAGAAATGTTGGATAGAGAGCAGTTGTAAATCATTAGTGAATTTTTGGTGCTCGAAATTCGAGACGGTAGGCCAATGATAGGCACTGTTAGATAGATGATTTTTCTCGTCGTGAAATTCTATTTCGTCTTGGGTTCGTTGAGTTGGAACTATACATGATGGATTGCTAATAGTTTGCATGCTGTGCGAGGGGTGAAAGTCAATTGGCGTTGTTGCAATGCCGAATAGTTTGTGGATCGTCATCGTGCTAGTGATGTCAGTAGGATTGTTATTGTTGCGGTTGTAATAATGGCTGTGGCAGCAATCATGATGTTGATTTTTTTACTTAGTAATGTTGTGCTTTTTATCAGTTGTTCAATATGAAGCGTGTTATCAATCACTGTCTTTTCTATAACGGTTTTTTCTGTTGTTGGGGTGCCCGTCAAAGCTAGTTCGTTGTCGCTTGAAGTTTTGTCTGCATAAGCGGCTATAAGGCTACCGCCGGCTCCGGCGCACGCTAATGAAATGACCTGACCAAAAATTTTGAAGTGGTCAATGGCATCAGCTGGCATGAGTGATTTGGTTACGAAAATATAAAAGAATTTCGGATAGATAACCTGATAGAGCACTCCAGCCGCTATCAAAAAGAATCCCTTCAGTACGCGATCTTGCCTCATATCTAGAAATGTTAAGAATAATACAAAGCAACTACCAAGTGCCGCATAGGTCGCTGTTCGTGGGAAATTATATGTGCCAGCTATAGCTACTCCAAAAAACAGTACACAAAATGCAAAAATCATCAAAATGCAAATTGGAACGTTGAAACTTCGTTTCATTTTTAAACAATCCTTGGCAGGGCAAACAATGGTGGCTTAATGATACCATGGAATCCAGCGACGCATTTCATCGATCCAGGTATAACAACAAGCTATCACGGGTTTGGTCTAATTCGGCATCGGTGAACCCGAGCACTTCTCTTCGTTCATACCGAACATCCGAGGCGCCGCGTTGCGCTTTATCTTTCAAACCGTACTGATGAACCCTTGCAATACGTGCAATTTGGCCTTTGAAACCAATGCTGACAGCGGTGCGGTCACATTGAACCTTTAAAAAGCGCGCTGTGCGAAGCTTCTGGAACATTTGAACCTTGCGCTTAACCCGCCCTTGTTTGCCGTGAAGGTTGCGCTGTTTGCGCGGCGCGTAGTTGCTGCCGTCCGGGTTGCGCTGGGTGATGATTCGTTGCTGTTGGCTACGTCGCAATGCTTGGCCGAGGCTGCGGGCCAGTCTGTTTCGAGATGCAGGCTCAAGTTGCCCGATTAGGCTAGCCGCCCAATCCTCAAGGGCTTCCAGTCGATTGGTCACAGGGATACTGTCCATTCACTACCGGTGCCTTGGGTACCTGGCACCCAGCTCGGGTTGAGATACGTGGTGACCTGCTGCGGTTCACCTGGATGGTGAATGGTTATATTGCCTTGGTCGTCCTTTCCCACCACTACACGTTCAGTCAATGGAAGCGTCAGACTCATATCCACTTTGCTGTTATCGAGAATATCGGCCTCGAACTGGATGCCGTCGGCGGATTTGTTCAGATTCTCCAGCAACTCGGATTGGTGGACGCTCAGCCAACCAAGCACGGGCAACATGACGCTGTCGGGATGGCCGGCGTAGTCGGTCAGGATGATCTGCAGGTCGAAGCTGTATTCGAACGACAGGCTCGCTGCAGCAGTGCAGCGAACCTTGCCGTTGTCGATGAACATCAGCAACCGGTCAGGGTTGTGCTTGAGTTCAGCAATGCTGGCCAGCAGGTGAGTACGCAGGCTATCGGGCTTATTCATGGCATTCTGCGTGGTTGATGCGTAGGTGAGCGGTATGAGGGCGGTTCATGCGGCCACCAACTGACCACACCCGCAGAACTCATGCCGCTCGTAGGCGCGCTGGAGCTTGATGTCGTACAGGTTTCGCTGATAGTCCGGCCCGTTGTAGCGCTTGGCGAACTCGGCCCATTTGCGCGTCTTCAGTGCCTTGTACAAAGCCGGGTCGGTTTCGATATAGCGCACGAACGCATCAAACTGCTTCGATTCATCCGCGCTCATGGCTGCAACGAAATCCTGCACGCTGGCGAACCCCAGGCGTTCCCAGTGAAAGCCCATGATCTGGAAGGCGCCCCATGACGCCGATTCCAGGGCGGCAATGTCGCTTAGCACGCGAGCGCTACCCAGCCGCTGATGTTCGGCGATGCCACCGATGTAGCCACCGGCCTTTGGATTGACGATGGCCGGGTGAGCAGTGGCGAGTTGATCGGCGCGGCGTTTGAGGTCTGCGTGGTTTTCGCTTTCGTGTCGAACTGTCGAAAGCCGGCGATACATGATGTGCCGTTCGAACAGAATTACCGGCTTACCGATGTCGAGAAAACCTTGGCCTTTCGATTCGACTTCGTTGACGGCGTAGAGGGTTGCCAGCGGGACGTCGAGCCGTTTTGCGGCGTTGACCAGGTCGGCATTTTTCAGCAGTTGCTGGCAGTCATTGCCAGCGAGCGCACCCTGCGTTTTATGGCCGGCGATGCCATCGGCCACTAGACCAATGCGCAACTGATAAGCCCGCACAGCCGCTTCGGTCGTGTCGCCGTAGTGCCCGTCAACGATCAGGCGAGCGCCGTTATTGTTCAGGTTTGTTTGCAGATGGCGGACCGCTTGGGAGCGGTCGCCGTGACGTAATGGGATCATCGTGAGGCTTCCTTGCGAATGAAAAATTTCCTTGCTGCTGCGCGGGTTCCTTCCACGCCGAGCAGGCCGATAATACCGCCGAAAAAAGGTGCGGTGGACGCGGAAACACCGAGCAACGGAAGGCCATGGCTGGCTGCCAGCGCCAAGGCTCCGCATAGCGGGGCTTCGATGGCGATGCGGCGCCAGGTGCCACCGCCGTACATGATTCGAAGTGCCGCTATGATTAAAGCCAGAAGGCCGGCGTACAGGGTTGGCCAGTGTTGTTCAAGCCAGGCCGCTAGCCAGGCCCAGGTGTCGGGGCGTTCAGGCATGTGGTTCCTTCCATGGTTCAGGGTGAGGTCAAGGGCACGGTGCCAACGGGTCAGTCCCACAGGTTCACCATCTGCCGTTTAGGGGAGGTGGTTTGTGTTTCGGGCATTTGCACGACCAGGCCTTGGGGCAATGTCGGGCCGTGGTCGGCCAGTCCGGGATTCGCGACAAGCACCGCCTCGGTCACACCAGCGGTCCGGCCGTAATGCCGCCAGCAGAGGGCATCGACGGTGTCGTTTTGCTGGGCGCGGACGATGACGGTCATCAGATCAACTCCACCGTAGTGCGACCGAGGCCGAGAAAGTCGCGCACGGCCCAGCGCTGGTCGCGGCGCAGTTCGTCGATGCTCGGGGTGAGGTCGTCGGCGTTCTGGTGACCGCTGTTGGTGCTGTCGTAGGAGCGGTAGCGCTCACAGATTTCTGCACCGGTCGCAGCGTAGATCGCCCGCCGGTAGAGGTGGAGGTAGTGCGACACGCCTGCGACTTGATCGGCTGGGACATCGGCGAGGGTGGTGTAGCCCTCGGCTTGTTTGGTTCGGCGCCATTCGGCGAACTCCCGGTTAACACTGATCGCGGCGGAGATGGTTGCGGTTTCCAGTCGGATCGCAGTGACGCTGGCGTCGATCCTCAGCGTGCCGCGCACGTCGTCCAGATTGATCGATGGCCAGAAAACGTCGGTGTTGATGTGGCCGGCGGGTGCTTTGCCGGTCGCTACGAATCCGCTCATGGTTCTGCGCTCTGTTGTTAGTCGCCGGTGGTCGGTGCTTCACGTTCAGGTAGGTGGCCTGGCCGATCCGTCCCGAGCCGGCGGGGTGCGTGGGGACGCTCGGTTAGCCGCGGGTGGCGGCGAGTTTGTTGAGCAGGCGATCGGCCCGCTCCAGATCCTTTTTGCCACCGCATGCGTCGTGCCGTTCGATGGCTGTTTTCAGCAGGTCGATGCCGGCCTGTACTTGACCGGGTTGGCCGGGCAGTTCTTCGGTGATGCCTTCCAGCGTGGCGCGGCCCATGGCGAGGAACAGCTTGGCGCGGGCCTGATCGGGCATGTCTTCGGCGTCGGTCAGCTCGGCAGCGCGATGCAGGGTGGCCAGGTCGAACGGTTCGTTGATCTTCTGGGCACTCAATGCCGCCGTGGCGATATCTTCGGCGACCAGGCAGCCCAGCGTGCGGGCGAAGCGATCCGGCATGACCATCTTGTGCTTCAGCACGTACTCGGCGATGTCGAGGCCGCCCATGAAGTCGCCGGCATCGAAGCGCCAGACCATGACGGTGGTCATCACTTCGTCCTGGGCACCCAGACCAGCTTCCAGGACGCCTTGCACATAGGGCACGTAGTCAGGCAGCAACTGGCGTTTGAGTTCGGCTTTGCCCTGATTCGACTGGATCTGTTTCAGGCGCAGGCGATCCTGCAGCAGTTGGTTGAGCTGATGCTCGTAGGCGGTTGCGCCGGCCATGGTTTGGTTGGGCTCGACGGCGGCCGCCTCGATGGCGGCCGTGACGCGCAGGAAATGATGCCGGCAGGGATTGGTCATGGTCGTTTGCCCTACGATGCGATTTCGATGTTTTCAGCGAGAGCCGCGCATTCCAGATCCTCGATTACATAAGCGTCGTTGACCGACTCATAGTTTTCGATGCGGTCGCGTTTGGCGTTGTCGAGGACGGTGCGACGGCGGCTGCCTTCCTGCCAGTAGATCGACAGGTTTTCGAGCTTGGTCACCAACAGCCCACGTGCCGGGAAGTACGGCACACGTACCGCCGGCAAGTTACCCAGGCGTTTCTGGCTGGTGACGATGTCGGCGGCCAGCATTTCGGTTGGGGCGTTTTCCTTGTTGATGATCGGGAAGTATTTGTCGGCCAGCAGCTGGCGGCCGCAGATCACTACCAGGTCCGGGTCTTCCTGATACCAGGGCGCGATGAACTCTTCGACCATGCTGAAGACCAGGGCGTCGAGGTTGGTGAAGTCCTTGCCGGCCCCGATGGCGATCTTTTCTGTGCCCTCTTTGATTTCCTTCATAACGCGAGCAGCGTTTTCGGTGCGCATCTTTTGCAGCCAGCCGATGTTGACGTCCTGGCGCAACGGGTTGGTCGCCGGGTTCGAGGTGGGGGCGCGGCTGGTGCCGTTCCAGCCGATCAGGATGCGGTCCAGTGCCTGGCGCTTCAGGATGGCGTCACGGATGCGCGCCTGGAAGTCGGGGAACTTGGCCCAGGCGTCCAGCTTGCTGTAGCGCAGGTGGGTGTCGAAGTTGGTTTGCGAGCAGAAGTAGCCGCGGTCATCGAGGGTGGTGATGTCGCTGGTTTCGCGGTCTTTCTGGGTGGTGTCGGTGGTGCCGGCGTTCGGTCCGCCGATGCCCATGCCGATCTTTTCACCTATCTGCTCGGTGACGCCGTAGATGTTGATCGCGCTGAGGAACTGACTGGATTCCTGCATGCGGGTTTCCAGTGTTTGGGTGACGCTCGGTGCGGTGGCGAATTTGGTGGTGACGTCGGGTACGCCGTGCAGTTTGGTCAACTGGCCGAGGTAGGCGTTGAAGAGGTTGCGGGTGTCGTTGCGCATGTAGGTCGTCCTTGGTGACTCGGGGCTGGGTTCAGCAGTCGGTCATGAGCTGGTTGCCGCCGCCGGTGACCGGAGGGCGTGTCTTCTGGTTGGGGTCTTGGGTGGTTGCGAGTTTGGTTTTCAGCTCGGTGAAGTCTTTGCTCAGTTGGTCGAGCTGGGTTTTCAGACTTGCCGAATACTGTTTCCCGGCTGCCAGTTGCTCGGGCAGGTCTTTGACGTGTTCGGCGATGGTTTCGACGGCTTGGCCGATCTGGGCAAACTCGCTGTCGTCCTTGGCCTGTTTGCCTTTGAGCAAGGTTTGTACCTTGCTGAAGAGCTGGGCACCGAGGCTGGGTTTTTCTTCGAACTCTTCAAACGTCAGTTCGGCTTCCACGGCCTCGGTGAACATTGAGGTCGCGGAGTAGTGGCGATCCTTGAAGGGGCTTACGTCGGGCTTCTGGGCCGAGAACGCCAGGACATCGGTGCCGAGGCTGGCCGGGGAGTCAGTCACAGCCAGACCGACGATGTAGGCCTCACCGGTGTCGGCGAAGCTGTCGTCGATTTCAATCGAGGTGTAGATCTTCTGCTTGGCCTTGTTCATGGCGATCAGTTCGGCGGTGGGCTCGACCTGGGCGAACAGCGCCAGTTTCTTTTGACCGTTGATGTCGATTTCTTCGGTCTTCACGGCGAGGACATCGCCATAAGCCTTGAACGGGCTGTCCGGCAGCAGGCTGCGGAAATGCTCCAGCCAGATGCGTGCGCCGTAGGTGGACGGGTTGAAGTTCTTGGCGGCCTGTTCCAGCCAGTCGCGTTTGATGGTGCGTTTGTCCGAGGTCGCGCCTTCGACGGCGACGCGGAACCAGTTGCTGCGAAATTTTTTCATGCCGGGAATTCTCAGTGCGTTGCAATGAGGGGCATGTTCGGGACGCGCGCGGGTGGCGGCAACGAGGCGGGACTGTAGGCGGGGCGGGTACACGGGGCGGTGCTATTGAGTCGCGAGCTGGGGCGGCAGCATCGCTGCCATGAATACGACCGCTCTGTTGCCCATAGATCCGCGACGCCAATCCAAGTTTTTGTACTGGATGGGGTGGCGTGTCTGCGAGATCGCCGAGGCTACGGGGGAAAAGGAGAAGACGTTACACAGCTGGAAGGCCCGCGACGCGTGGGACCGGGCGGACAATGTCGAGCGCATTGGCGGGGCGTTGGAAGCGAGGTTGGTGCAACTGATCCTCAAGGACGGAAAGAGCGGCGGCGACTTCAAAGAGATTGATCTGCTGCACCGGCAGCTGGAACGGCAGGCGCGTATCCAGCGCTTCCAGGGTGGTGGTACTGAGACCGATCTCAATCCGAACCTGGCCAAGCGCAACGAAGGACCGAAAAAGAAAACCCCGAAAAACGACATCAGCGAAGACCAGGTCGAGCTGCTGCGTGAAGCCTTTATCGATGGCTGTTTCGACTATCAGAAGGATTGGTATCGAGCAGGCAATCAGCGAACCCGCGTCATTCTCAAGAGTCGCCAGATTGGCGCGACGTACTACTTCGCTCGGGAGGCATTTATCGATGCCCTGGACACGGGGCGGAATCAGATTTTCCTGTCAGCTTCGAAGAACCAGGCCTACCTGTTTCGTGGCTACATTCTGGCATTTGCCCGGGAGGTGATTGGAGTTGATCTGACTGGTGACCCCATCGTTCTGCCCAACGGTGCCGAGTTGTTTTTTCTCGGGACCAATGCGCGTACCGCCCAGGGTTACCACGGCAATTTCTACTTTGATGAGTTCTTCTGGACGTTCAAGTTCGAGGAGCTGAACAAGGTCGCCTCGGGCATGGCGATGCACAAGAAGTGGCGCAAGACCTACTTCTCGACGCCTTCCAGCATGGCGCATGAGGCGTACACCTTTTGGACCGGTGAGCGGTTCAACAAGGGCAAGCCGGCGGCGCAGCACACGAAAGTGGACATCTCCCATGGATCGCTGCAGCAAGGGCGACTTTGCGAAGACCGAGTGTGGCGGCAGATCGTCAACATCCTGGACGCGGAGCAGGGCGGGTGTGACCTGTTCGACGTTGAAGAGCTGCGCCGTGAGTACAGCTCTGAGGCGTTCGCCAATCTTTTGATGTGCGACTTTGTCGACGACGGGGCGAGCATCTTTCCGCTCGCGTTGTTGCAGTCGTGCATGGTCGATAGCTGGGTGGAGTGGGCGGAGGACTACAAACCGTTTGCCATGCGGCCGTTTGGTGACCGGCAGGTATGGGTGGGGTATGACCCGGCTGAGACGGGCGACTGTTCGGGGCTAGTGGTGGTTGCGCCGCCGTTGGTGCCTGGGGGGAAGTTTCGGGTGCTTGAGCGGCATCAGTTTCGGGGGATGGATTTCGCTGCGCAGGCGGCTTTTATCAAGAGTGTGTGCGATCGGTATTGGGTGACTTACATCGGGATCGATGTCACTGGGTTGGGTAGTGGTGTGGCGCAGTTGGTGCGGCAGTTCTTCCCGGCTGTCACTACCTTCAGCTATTCGCCTGAAGTGAAAACCCGCTTGGTGCTGAAGGCGTACGACGTTATCCATAAGGGGCGGCTGGAGTTCGATGCCGGCTGGACGGACATGGCGCAGTCGCTGATGGCGATTCGCAAGACGGTCACTGCTGGCGGGCGTCAGTACACCTATACCGCAGGGCGCAACGACAACACCGGTCACGCCGATCTGGCGTGGGCGCTTTTTCATGCTTTGCATAACGAACCGCTTGAGGGGCAGACGGCTGCCAATACTGGGCGGATGGAGATTTATTGATGACTGAACAACCCGCCAACCAGACACTGGTGCCCGCGACCACTCCCGCCAGCACAGGCACACAGGTGTTCAGCTTCGGTGAACCGTCACCGGTGTTGGGTGGCCGGGAGGTGTTTGACTACCTGGAGTGCTGGTTTAACGGGCGGTGGTATGAGCCGCCGTTGTCGCTGGATGGATTGGCGCGGTCGGTGGGGGCGAGTGTGCATCTGCATTCGGGGTTGATGTTTAAGCGCAATTTGTTGAGCAAGACGTTTATCCCGCATCCGATGTTTTCTCGGGCTGCGTTTGAGCAGTTTGCGCTGGACTTTCTGTGCCTGGGTAATGGATATCTGGAGCGTCGTCGTTCGATATTGGGTGAAACTTGGCAATTGGTGCCGCCGCTGGCGAAGTATATGCGGGCGGGGCCGGAGGGGCGGTTCTATCAGGTGCAGGGATTCAAGCATGAGCACGCGTTTGAGCCGGACAGTATTTTTCATCTGCGGGAGGCAGATCTGCACCAGGAGATTTACGGGCTGCCGGAGTGGATCAGTGCGTTGCAGTCGGCGTTGTTGAATGAGTCGGCGACGTTGTTTCGGCGTAAGTACTACGAGAACGGGAGTCATGCGGGATTCATCTTGTACATGACGGATGCGGCGCAGACCGAAGCTGACATCGATGCGTTGCGCAAGGCGCTGAAGGAGTCGAAGGGGCCGGGGAATTTCCGGAATCTGTTTGTTTATTCGCCGACGGGGAAGAAAGACGGGATTCAATTGATCCCGGTGAGTGAGGTAGCGGCTAAGGATGAGTTCAATTCGATTAAGAATCAGACGCGAGATGATGTGTTGGCAAGCTTGCGCATTCCGCCGCAGTTGATGGGGATTGTTCCTCAAAACGCAGCGGGATTTGGATCAATTAGAGAGGCAACTGAAATTTGGATGATGAATGAACTGGAGCCGATACAGACAAGAATGATGCAGGTAAATGATTGGATAGATACGTCGGTGATTTCTTTCAAGAAAATTTATACTGAATAGAAATCACCTGCACAAAAACAAGAATTTTAGTTTGGTTGCAGATTTTTTGAACTGTATTTTATCTGAAGTTTATAAGCATATAGGCTGTAGTGTTCCCTTTTGTTCCGTTGAGTTTGCATATCTTTGCGTGAATAACTCCGCGATGGAATAGTTTTAAGAAGCTGCTGCATAGAGCTCGACTTACATACCCAATTTTGTATTGATCTTGATAAATAGCAATCGCGTTTGGGTCGAATTTATTTTCCGGTTCTGGTTGAAAATGTAGCGGAAGATTAATTACGTCTTGGGTGTCGACATTAGGCTGCGTATACCGAAAGCCCGCAATCTCCAATAAAAAATCTAAAGGGGGGTGGGCTGCACTTAAGTCCATGAATAGTTCAAATGGATCGCTCGGTAGGCGCGCACCTGTATATCCGAGAAGTGCAAATTCAGACGCTTGAAAATCTGGGTTTAAACCAAAGTGCTGTAAATAAAGGTGGAAATCACTGCGCGAACGCGGGGGTAATCTCCTCAAAAAAGCATCTAAGACACCAATAGTATGTACTTCTTGACTTAGGTGAAACGCAGGATAGCCTATGAAGCCGGAGTTAAGTGCTTCAACGAAGTCAGGGGTGTTTTTCAAGTAGCGGAAAACTACGTTGTTATGTACGTGCAAAAGCTCGGCAACAGAAAGTTTCATTCTCGGGCTTGTCAGGTGAGGCCCCTCAGGGTGCCTAGGCTGCCAAGTAAGAATTAACCTATGGGGCTCATATGCGTACGTAATCATATATTCACTATTTTAGAAAGAATGTTAAATCTTTCTGTTATCAATTTCATAATAAAATCTGCGCGTCCTTGAGTAAGCTCTCCACCGGCTGGCATTGGCATGCTCACAAAGCGCGACAGGACCCATTTTACCGCATTTACGTCGAGACGGCGTAGTTTTTGCCTCAAGATTTGGGCTAGTCCTGGTATCGTTTCAACCGCCTCAATCAAGACGTCAGTGTGCTGAAGACGTTTTTGAGCGTCAGTTGTAGCTCGAAAGTGGTGACAGCCTTTTCGCACATACTTAGATATGTCTGAATCGGTCCAATCTTTTACGTTTTCAATGAAACGTTCATGCCCCATGCTTGTACCATTATCGAACCAAGGGGCAAATTTTGCTGAGTCATTTTCACCATTTGGATATCTGGATTCAAAGATTATCCCCCAGTTGTCCTGGTGTCTATCTGTATTTCCTATAAGTGCGTCAAACATAATCATTTCATAGAAGGAGATTATTATATGAGGTCGCCTTCCTAAGTGCTCTTCAAATATTGATATAGCTGTCTCGATGTTGTGTTGTGTTCCTTTTTTTCGATCGAAATTGGGGATTTTGCTTTGAAAGTAGTTTCCGGCCGCTGTGAATATTTCTCTGTGATCTTCATAAAACCACTCTATTAAAGCACCGCACTGATTGTGCTGAGGGTCAAAAGCGGCAAATGCAGGTGGTACGGAGATATTTAGAATTTGACCTATTTGATATGCAATTATTTCCGCCCAAAACTGTTCGGGATAACGCGGCTCAGAAAGTTTAAATAGATATCGCCATTCTGATTTAAGTAAAGAATTGTCAATTTCTGGCGGTGAGAATACTGCTCGCTTAAGCCGTGCACCTTCCGGAAAAATAGGACCGAAAGAGTCGTCCAGCAACCATCCGTCTATGTTTATTGGATTGAGCTGGGGCATGTTTTGAATGTCTCAAAATATTGTTTGTTGAGTTTGTGTTGTGAGGCCGCGGTATGTGAGGAGCTGGAGTTTGGTGGGCTTGTTTCTGTTGAGGGAAACTGTACTTTTTGTGGGTGGTGAATTTTTTTCTGGATAGAACGATCCACCGAGAAGCCCCAATGCAGAGCAATTGAGCAAAAAGGCGTATTTGGCATTTTATTAGTGTTGTTCCCCAAATTTTTGATCCCCACACAAAAAAAACTTTAATACTGACGTTCGTGAAGCCTTACTACCACTAAATAGAGCATCGCCTGCAATTTGTCTCTATCCGAATTTCGCAGGCGTTTCTGTATAACGATTTTTATCGGGTAGTCAGTGATTGCTCATTGTGCCTTCATTTGGCCTTCGGAAGCCATGGTTTAGATCATGGTTCGGGCGCGCCATCATCCCCCCACCTCGCCTGCGGCCTAAATGGGTCTTTTTTTCCGCACTTCTGCACCTGGCTGAGGACGGCAAAGACTGGGCGCTGGAGAGGTGTCGGAGGGTGAAAAAAGCCTGCGAATCCCTGCGAGGGTAGGCAAAAAAACGAAAGGTCGCCACGGTGTAGCTTGGCTGCTCTGTACTGATCGTAAGCGCTCCATTAACCCCACATTTTAAAGGTGGGGATCTATGGCTATCTTGGAATTTGCGGCGTGCAGTTCCATGGCAGCAAGGCCTCGAAGTCTTCTACGCTCGAGGCTTGTGGCAGGCGCTC